GTATCAATATAAGATCTACAAACAGGACATTCAGACTTATACTTTACCCATTCGGCTATACAATTTGTATGAAAAATATGAGTACATAAAAGATCTGTAATATCTTCTCCAATATCAAAATTGGATACACATATTGTACAACTATCATCTTTTACACTTATATTAGCAATTTTATTAGGAATACACAGTTTGATATATGGTTTTTTTTCTTGAGTTTTATAGTAATCTAGACTATCTTGTCTAGCTATTTCCATCATACGTTCATCAGAAATGCCATTAGGTGGTATTAATTCATCAATTTCAATTACAGTTGTACTTACGCTATCTAAAGCATGCCGAATTGAATCTTCTACAGTCATATTTTCATTAAAAAAAACAGGTTGAGAAAATTGATTGTTTACTACTATTCTGTCGTTTATATCATTAGACATATTCTTATATCATTACAATATAATATATAATTATCAATTTATTTTAAACTATGTAGAACCATTAGTTTAAAGATTTATCGTATAAAAGTAAAATGACATACGCAATTGGAATTGATCTAGGTACCACATATTCATGTGTTGCCGTCCTAAAAGGTTCTTCTGTAGAAATAATTGCAAACGATCAAGGAAATCGTACAACACCATCTTATGTGGCATTCACTGACAGTGAGCGTTTGATAGGAGAATCTGCTAAAAATCAATCTGCTATGAACCCTACGAATACTGTTTTTGATTCTAAAAGACTTATTGGAAGAGACTTTAATGACCCATCTGTTCAATCCGATATAAAATTATTTTCTTACAGTGTTGTTAACGATAATAATAAACCTGTAATTTCTGTTCAGTACAAAGATGAAGAGAAAAAATTTAAACCTGAAGAAATTGCTTCTATGGTTCTAAGTAAAATGAAGAAAACTGCTGAAGATTATTTAGGAGAGAAAGTAACAGATGCTGTAATTACTGTTCCAGCTTATTTTAATGATAGTCAACGACAATCAACAAAAGACGCTGGTGCTATTGCTGGTTTGAATGTATTACGTATTATTAATGAACCTACAGCGAGTGCTATTGCTTATGGATTGGATACACAGTCAAAATCTGAAAAGATGGTTCTAATTTTTGACTGTGGTGGTGGCACACATGATGTATCTCTTCTTTCTATAGATGAAGGAGTATTTGAGGTAAAAGCTACTGCTGGTGATACTCATCTCGGAGGAAGTGATATTGATCACGTATTAACAGAACATTTCGCAGAAGAGTTTAGACGAAAACATAAAAAAGACTTGAAAGAAAATCCTAGATCTCTTAAACGTTTGTTGAATGCAGCTGAAAAAGCAAAAATATCATTATCTTCTAGTACAAAGGCTTCTGTAGAAATTGATTCATTATTTGATGGCATAGATTTTCAATCCAGTTTAACTCGGGCAAAATTCAATGATCTATGTGGATCTATTTTTAGAAAAGCATTGGAACCGGTCAAAAAAGTTTTAATGGATTCTAAAGTGTCTAAAAATCAAGTAGACGAGATTGTCCTAGTAGGTGGGTCTACAAGGATTCCCAAGATCCAAGAACTTTTATCATCTTTTTTCAATGGAAAAGAACTCAATAAATCTGTTAATCCAGATGAAGCAGTTGCTCATGGTGCTGCTGTACAAGCAGCTATATTGTCTGGTAACGACAAAGAACTAGGAACTGATATACTTCTTATTGACGTAACACCCCTAAGTTTAGGAATTGAAACATCGGGGGGGGTTATGACAAATATTATTGATAGAAATTCCACTATTCCTTGTCAGAAAATGAAAATTTTTAGTACTTATGCTGATAATCAACCAGCTGTAACAATCAAGATTTTTGAAGGAGAAAGAGCGAAAACTAGTGATAATCATCTATTAGGAGAATTTACTTTGTCTGATATCCCTCCTATGCCTAGAGGACAAGCACAAATAGAAGTAAGTCTTGATTTGGATAGTAATGGAATTTTAAAAGTTGCTGCTACTGAAAAATCTACTGGTAAATCTAAGGATATTGAAATTAAAAATGAATCTGGTAGACTAAGTAAGGAAGATATTGATAAAATGTTAAAAGAATCAGAAGAATTTAAGGAAGAAGACGATAAATTAAGAGAAAAGATCGATTCCAAGAATAAATGTGAGTCTGCTTTGTTTTCAATAAAAGATAAATTAGAAACTGAAGAAGTAAAGAAAAATATACCGGAAGAAAAGATCAGAGAAGTGTCTACGAAAATGTCTGAAATATATGAATGGTTCTATAAAAGTATAGACTATACAGTTGATGAATATAATGATAAAAATAAAGAACTATCTGAATTAATGTCAGGACTGACTCTCCGAGATGGAGGAAGTATGTCTGAAGAACTACCGGTATCCGAACCTGTAGTTGAAGAGGTAGATTAAAATAATAAATGTATTGATTTTAAACAAATTTGTTTAAAATATATGATTCTAATTTTTATTAGAATAATGGGGTATGATTCCATCCTAGATCTTCAAAACATGTTTTTGCTACATCATCGTGAAATGATTTCCTATCTACTGTTTTAAGTATAGTAAAGTCCTCTTTTTTACATGGATGATTGTATCTAATAAGTAATTGGTATAATACATATTGAGTATTAATAAAGTTTTTACGATAAAATCCAGCCTTATTCTTGAACTTTTTGTCATATAGATCTGTTAATGAATCAAAATCGTCTAGCAGTATATCCTCAAGATAAGTAATATCATCTGGTTTATTTCCGGTCATTTGATAATGAATAAGATTAACATTCTCATAGTGTTTTGTATATTCAAGTTCTTTGAGAAACAAATGTATATGTTCTTTTGTTATGTTCTTACACCTTTCTTCATTTGAGCTTTTGTTTGTACCTACTAGGATATGATGTTTTCTAAATTGTTCAAAAAGATTAGTATATACTTTAGGATCTATTGTACTATTTTGTTTACCTTGATACTGGTTAATACAATCACGGAAGTGGACTTTTCTATCGTAAGTGTATTTAGCTGAAATATTAATTCTATCAATATCTTTATATGAAGAAGTATGAAGGAGTATTTCTTGTTGTGCACCACATGAAATACATATATAAATACTATTATCAATTATGTCAAATATATTTTTATTAGGACAATTATTACATATAACTTTTTTGGATTTTATAGGAGATATATGTTCTATATCTGTGTATTTTCTAGCAATATCTAGAAAACTTGATATAATTTTTCTTTTTTCTTTATCATTACGATAAGACTTACCAGTAAAGGACAACTTTACTGGTGTATATAATATCTTCTTATATATCTCAATAATATTTGCTGTTTCTATAATATAAAAGTTTTTTTGTTCTCCTGATGAAAGTATTTTTATCTTTTCTTCAAGATCCGATATGTTTTTTTTAAGGTTAAGACAAGATCTTAATGAAAAAGTTTGTGTTTTATTTGTTCTCTGTAGATCTAACAGCTTTTCTTTGTATTGAGGTAGTTTATAAGACTCTTTGTTGAATGCGTCTTTAATTTCAGAATCTATCCTTAAAATATCTAGTTCTAACATTATTGATTGATGATTTTCTATTTCGAATGAGGTTTAACTTTTAAGTATTCATTAAATTAAGACATCACATAATAAAAAAAAAATAAAAAAAATAAAAAAAATATTGCTTAATATAAAAAAAACTATGGCTTCTCTTTGTACATCAAACGTAACATCCGGATTTATCGATCTGGCTACTTTTGACGAACTTGAAAAATATATGTATGGTGGTCCGGATGCTACCGCTTACTTCGTTCGAGAAACACGTAAATCGACTTGGTTCACCCAAGTCCCTGTATGTCTTTCCAGAGCAAGTGGTAACCCGGGTTTCGATACAGAATGGTCTGTAAGTATTTCACGTGCTGGAGATTACCTTATGGCTACTTGGCTTCGTCTGACTACTCCTGAGATTAATGCTTCATCGACATTTCCTATCACTAGTCGTCTTCGTTGGACACGTAACTTTATGCATAAC